CGCAGCACACTATTTATAGCACACACAAATATATAAAGGGTGGCGGGTGGCAGGTGGCAGGAGGGTAATATTATGCCTCCTGCCAACGGTTTCAACTTCGATGGAGTACACGTTTTCCTCACCTACCCGCAGTGCACTCTTGAGCGAACAGAACTACGAGATTTTCTCAGAGAGAAGATTCCCAACTGCGAATACTGCATTTGCCGTGAGTTGCACGATGATGGGTCGCCTCACCTACACGCTTACGTGCACTTTGGGGGAAGGAAGAGATTCGCTAGCGCTACGGCCTTTGACGTGGGTGGATTCCATCCTAACATTCAGAAGCCAAGATCCGCTAGAGACGTCATTGCCTACTGCCGTAAAGAGGATCCTGAGCCACTGGTCTCAGATGGCCTTGAAACCGTGTCCGAAGGAAAGGGAGGATGGAAAGAAGTGCTTGAAATGTCTCGAAGCAGAGATGAATTTCTTGAACTCGCACGGGAGCGCTTTCCGCGAGATTACGTGCTTAGCCTTGAACGTCTTCTATTCTTTTGCGAGTGGCGCTTTGGACGCGAAGACACACCTTATTCCGGAAGAGCACGATCCGAATTTCGAGAACCTGAGACCCTAACAAACTGGGTGAACACTAATCTCCTAACGGTACTCATATATCCAACTCATGCCTATATTGGCTTTTCAAGACCGCTACGGGGGGGCCCCAGTCCCCTCCCTTGCTAACTCTGACTAGCTTTGTAGGAAGTGGAGCGCCCACGCTCGCTCATACTTATTGGAGAATCTAGGCTCGGGAAGACTGAATGGGCACGATCTCTTGGCAAGGCCATGTACTTCTGCAACCTCTTCAGCCTCGACGACTGGGATAACGACGCCCGATACATCATACTGGACGACATCGATATCAAATTCTTTCCACACTGGAAATTCTTTCTCGGATGCCAGAAGGAGGGAATCCTCACCGACAAATATCGTAAGAAGCGAAGAGTTCGAAATTCCAGAGCTACCATCTGGCTATGCAACAAGGACTCTGACCCTCGCGGATCTCTTTCCGGAGCTGAGCGCTATTGGCTTGAGCTAAATTGCGAAATAGTGGAAATCCAATCAGCTTTATTCGATTGATTAAACATCCTTAAAATAGGCAACAATGTCAAACGTTCCAAGAATATCTTGTGCTGCGAGAATGTTGTTGGCGTTGGAATTACTAAATATCTGCATAACGAAATAATAATTATCTTGCTGGAATGAACGCAATTGGTCGGCAGGTGCAGTTGCGAAATTAGCAGCAGACTTCCAGAATTTCTTAACAGGTACGTAGAAATCAACATCCACAAACGGCGCGGTCTTATCAGGTGACATCCAATATTCACGCGTCGCGACAACGTCCACGTAATCTCGATCGAGTATATCAATACCACTTGCATTACCAACATAAGGAGCAGACGGCTGTGCGGCGATTTCCGCAGCCGAAGACTCGAACATCCACACATTCTGTTCACCGTCGGCGGCAGTCTGAGTGGGGTTAGTCAATGCAGTAGTCGTATTACCATACGTAGTCCAACCAACAGGCAAATCAGCAAACTGATGAGTCTTAATACACATAATACGGACTTTCAAGGTATTGGTAGTCTGGTCAAGTGCAATACGTCCCCGTAACCAAATACTGTCAACGTAAATCTTGTTACCAGTCATACCTTCCTGAGTACTGTCCTGTAAAATCTGTGCAATAGGATTAGCTATATACAATACGCGAGTTGTACCATCTCCCGCAGTAAATGTAGCTTGAGTAACAGAAACAAGAGAACGCTTAGTTTCAAGAGTACGTAGCATAACACTACGCACTCCACGTGCGAACTTGCGGCTGGGTCCACGGCGGCGGCGCCGTCTCCATCCTCGTCTCATTCTCATCGACCTTCTTCTTATGGATCCTTTCGAGGTCGAACCGCGGGGCGCTCCTGAAGAGGGAGGTCCTATTCCTAGGGGTACTACTTGGTCGCCCGATGCGTTTACGATATCTGCCGCTTCGTGTAGAAAACCCGCTGCTTCTGGAGCCCCTAGAGCGGTTAAAAGATCGCCTGTTGCTTCCAAACGACGCCGTTTTGCTGCAGGTGAGTCAGTTGCGAACGGGTTGTAAACTCGTCCGCCTCCTTGGAATCGTACCATCGAAAAACTTTTCGATTGCGCAGCACACTATTTATAGCACACACAAATATATAAAGGGTGGCGGGTGGCAGGTGGCAGGAGGGTAATATTATGCCTCCTGCCAACGGTTTCAACTTCGATGGAGTACACGTTTTCCTCA